CTCCAAACCATTTTTGTAAGGAGCAATATTGAAGTGACCAATTGGTGTTTCAATACAAATTCTATTATGTTCTCTTCGTACAGAATTTTTGCCAGTCCAAACTGTTGAGTTGATAAAACGCTCTGATACTTCTATAGCATCACTATCTTCAAATAAATCACAAGTTGATGAACGAAAAAGTTTGTAAGGTTCATTATCAACATGAAATTCATGTTTACCGATATTGAATACAACTTTATTACCAATATTATCAGTTCCCTTCACTTTCCCCAATAAAGCTTTGGGATTTTGCAAATAGTCTTTCAATGCATCTTCGTAGGTACGAACTTTTAGTTCTTTGTTTTCGGTGGTAATCATGGTTTATAGTTTTTACAAAGATATATTAAGATTCTGATTCTACCAAATTATCTTTTTTGGTCTGAAAATATTTTTCATATACTTCATCTTGAATCATCAATTCGGTTGCTTGTTGTATGGAGATTCCAAGAACTTGAGATAGAAGAATGAAATCTACACCACTTTTGATGAGTTGACAGGCTCTCAGATATTTGATTTGATTTTCCATATATTGAATGTTCAGTATCGCTGTCCCCCGTTTGAGTTGTAAAGATATATTAGTTTTCTGATTTCCACAAAAATTTTTCCAAATTGGATTTAATTATTTGTTTATTGTGTTTCAATTCTTCGGCAGGGACCAACCAAGTTTTCAAGGTTTTATTATTATTAATTTTAAAAGTCATTATGAATAACTTTTTATCTCCTATAATATGTCCGTTATCAACAATAGAATAAACCTTGATTGTTTGTCCCTTCACCAAACGACGATTGTATTCGTTTGCAGACATTGGGACAAAATAACGGTTGATTGTATCAGTAATATTTGCTTTGAAAAGATAAGACATAGTTTATGTTGTTCAGTATCGCTGTCCCCCGTTTTGTTTATTTTGAAAAGTAGTCCCCATATTCGTATCCCGCACTTGCGGCAACACCCACGATTGAGTAATAAGTTTTGTCATCACCAACCCAATCAACAAATCGGATTTCCTTCTTCTTACAATCAACTTGGATTTTCGAGTCGTCATTGAGATACCAATAAGCACAACCATCCATTTCTGAATCGAGGATTTGACCTACAAAGAGTGATACCCTCGAAATAATCCATACATCCAACTGACACTTGTTTTTCATCGTTTTTGTTTTAGAACACGAAGATACAACAAATAAAATTAACAGCAAAAAAAAAGCAGTACCGAGAATTGGTACTGCTCTATAGAAGATTAGAATAGAGAGAGGAAAATAATGGGAGCAAGAATTAAACCTCTCTATTAACCATATATAATTTTAACTCACTTTTTCCAAAGTTAAATACTAAGGTGTTGGTTGAATATTGAAATATCCTGTATCGAATGCTCCACCCAAGTTATAATATGTTCCATCAAAAATAACTGAACCATTTTCTGTGTACGGGAGTTGTGTATTTCCACTGAAGAACAAACTCGTTCCACTAAATCTGGTTTGACCGAGAACATCATAGTATGTCCATCCTGTCATAACTATTTTATCATAGAGACCTGCTGTCCCATCATCAACCAAAACATATCCGGCCTCAGGTGATGCTGAAAGTGTCAGATTGAATGTTGAAGCGGTACTCACTAATGGGAAATTAGCTTGTTGAAACTCGACTGTATCGTTAGTTGTTGTTCCTGATTTAATCATCGGAGAACCATTAGCGGTTATATTACCAGTAATTCCACTGATAACACCACTAACACCATAGAAAAATACATTTTTCAGAACATATGGTGTTGAAGCACTACCAGAAGCTGTAGGAGTAGGAGTTGGTGTACCAGTATTTGTCGGAGTTTGTGTAGGTGTGACAGCAGCTGTTCCCGTAGGTGTTGCTGTATTTGTCGGAGTTGGAGAAGGAACAGGAAGTTCAGCCTCATCAACAGCAATTGCTATTGTATCTGAAGCCAAAAGAATCGGTCCTTTTAATTCCACAAGACCACTTGAATAATCACCAGCAGAAACCAATGAACCATTTACATATAGTTCAAGTTGAGCATTCCCTTGTTGAAGGAATAAGAGAATGGAGGCTTGATTAGAACCATTCCCATTAGCTATTGTTGTATTCGTACCTGAAACTGTATCACCTGAGAATAATGGAAAAGAACCACTACCAACAGTAAAACTACCATCTTGTGCGGTTAAAGTTCCAATCGAAGTGATTACAGCAACAGCAGAATTGTTTGTAATTGAAAAACTCATTTTAATTTATTTTATTTCTTTAAATTTTATTGCTTTAACATCAGGGAGATTTTCTTTTATCTTATCAATCTCATTTTGATTGTTGTCGATATGTTGTTGAATACCTAATTTCTTAATCATCTCCCACTTCAGTTTTCCTTCCGTAAAATGGACATCTTCTCTTGCGATACCTAACTCCTCAGCGACATTATAAACCTCCTCAGAGCCACTCTTATTGCGTCTGGTGATGATATGGAGAACATTACCTTCATTGATAAGTTTCTCAGCTAATCTCTTACCTCTATCGGTAGACAATGTATCATCAAAATCGATTGATATGTCTTGTCCAAATGTCATTACAGGTTCAACCAATAAGTCCTCAGAGAGAACGATTGCTTCACCAGGTCCAAGTGGTTTTGTTCCCACTCTTGTCGCACAATGAGCATAAGCTTCTTGATAGGTATAACCTTTAGCTTTTTCACGAGCGATACATTCTCCGAGAGCTGTTTTTTCAGGAACCTCAGCCATTTCCATCTTTGCCCAATACTTGTAATACTCATTGAAAGAAGTCATACAAAACCCAAGTCTTTCTTTAAGGTCTTTGAATTGAGATTTAATCTTACCATGTTTGGAACATCTCGTTAGATACATCCCTCTGTTTTCAGTTTTTCTTGGGGTCAATACGAATATTTCTTCTTGTGCCATTTTCTTATCTGATTTGTTTGAATATGATTTACATACCGCATATCTCTGAGAAATATCAGGATATTCATCCATTACTTCCTTCATACATCTTTGTATAAAGTTATCTTCAGATTCGTTTTTTCTTCTCGGAGTTGGCATATTAGATATTGGTTAATTTTTTCAATTCTTTATTTTCTGCGTGTAATTCGTCGATTTTTCTTTCCAAATCTTGTATCTTGAGGTTCAGACCTTCAATTTCAGTCTTTAAATCGTCGATTATTTCTTTATAAAGATTTACACTAATTTCCAAATTTCTCAATACTTGATTATCAGTTTCTGCTTGTTGTTTCCTTTTACCAACAAACCAACCAGCGAGTGCTGTCAATAGATTAGATACAATAAGTAAAGTCTCGTTACTCATAATTAAAAATTATTAACAACCTCCCCCTTGACATAAGTAAGGATAGGTTGGGTCGGCATAACTTCTCAGCCCATATTTGTATAACATATTCCATGGCGTTGTATCACCATTATAGTCATTGATATGAACTCCTGAGAAATATCTTTTTCCAAGATGTGGGAATAATCCCTGATTACTTGTTGTTGTAAATACTAAAGGATATAGATTGGAATTGAAGGTTAATTCTTCAATCAATCTTCTTTCAAAAAACTGACTTCTGTCGTCAGCTCTCTTCTGTTGATATTCCATCTCTTTGATGGTAACAGTATTCTCAGCACCCGTTACAATACCATTGTTCTTTATTCTCATAAAAATCGATGGTAAAGCTTCTGCGTATGCTGCCCATATCAACATGGGTTGAGCGAAATAATTCAAGAAATTCTGATTGTTAGAAGTCAATGTATTTCCTGATACTTCATATAATAATTCCTTATAGTAACGAGCTCCGATGATATATTCCAGTTTGGTCTGTTGTACCACACCTATAAACGGAAGTAATACCGAAGTCGACACATTGGGGTCAATATCAGTGAAGGATTTCAACTTTGTCTCAGAGACAAGGAGAATATTTTGAGGTACAATACCAGGACTTGCCATATTACTCAGTTATGTTTTCTTGTTTATCTACTCCAACTTCTTCTGTTTTATTCACATCAACCTCAGAAACTCTTATTGGTGCTTGGTCAGCGATTGTAACCATTTCGAATTGGTCAACTTCAAGAGTTATCTTTTGTCTGTCTCTTAACAACAATATTTTCTCAAATACAGTTTTAATTTCAGTTTGGATAGGTTTAACAACCAAGTTCTGAAAATGGTCTTGAGCTTCGAAATGGTCAGGAGTTCCGAGCTTACCTGGAGTTGTAATCCCCAACAACTCAGGAGAAGATATTTGATGTGATGTCAGAATTGCTTGTTGAACAGCACCTGCCATCTCAATCCACATTTTATCAGAACTATTGGACTGAATCTGTACCACATCGGGAGCTTGGTCTTTTGATTCTGAAAATGTAAGGAATAATTTGCCTGGTGAGTTCGAAGAAGAATATTTGGCAGTGATGTTGTTGAAGATTGCTTCCCTTTCCTCAGGTGGAGGAACACCATTGTTTAATGATACCCATAATGATGGTTGAAGATTATTACAGATATTGTTATACCACCAGTTATAAATTTCTATCTCTGTGCTTATCGCAGTAGCTCCCCCCCAATATGATGGAGTAGCATAAAAATTATTACCACAAGAATGAGTTGTGTAATAAAAAACTTGGGATGGTTCTTCATTATTTGGGTCGAAAGCACACAGCTTTCTCGGAATGAATCGCTTTGTATTAGCCCAATCAGCAGAATAATAGTAATGATGAACTCTATCATACATATCAGATTTTTCAGCTCTCAATTTCGATGTATCCATATAATACATTTCGAAACCTAAGTCTCTATCTTTTCTCCAAACAATGTTTATTGAAAATGCTCCATATAAAATAAAATCTAAAGCACACTTATTCCATAAATCATAAAGTGAATCTCCAAGAGAGTTCACCATAACCATTCTATTTTCTTGTCCTATTTCAACCTTCAAGTCTTCACCACGAACAGCATACCATTTGGATTGGATTGATGCTCTGTGAGTTGGAGAAGAATTATATAAACGAATAAGTTCCTGTGGGGCTAAGTTTTGAATCCCATAATAAACCCAAGGCGACCTTGTATTGATAACAAGATTTTCTTCGATGATTGGAACTCTCGCACTGACAAAATCAAAAACTTTTAATAGGTCAGTGTTATTTTTTAATTCTTCATTCATATCTATAAATATATTTTTTATCCCAATAATCAGGGGGTTATTTCATCGGGAGCGAATATAATATTCGAATTATCCTCATTATTAGAGATAAAGAAATCGAAGTTAGAATCAACAGTTGTTGCGGAAGAAATGATAAGTTGAGCTTCACCATTCTCGACAACATTCGTAGCGAGTGCTGGGTTCAGATTACCTGAACCTGCTGGTTGTTCCCATATCGCATATAGATATAATCCCTCATAAGGAAATCTAACCTGACCTACTCCATTACCCTCCACAAAATAAAATTCATCATAACGAGATTTATGAGTGGAGATATCCGTTGGAATAAACG